TGACGGCAAGAGCGAATATCCAAAACCAGTTCCAGCCATATTCCAAGATGCGCCAGAGGGATTCTTACCCCTCTATAAATATGATGAGAATAAAGTTTTTCAAATAGATGCAGCAGGTACAGGTTGTCTTTTAATTCATCGCAGCGTTTTAGAAAAGATGCGTGAAACAGCCGATCCTAGTATGGGTAAGAATTGGTGTTGGTTTTGGGATGGGCCAGTAAATGGTGAATGGATAGGCGAGGATTTACTTTTTAGCCGTCGTATTCGTTCCCTTGGTTTTCCAATCTATGTAAATACAGGGGCAATTTTGCCTCATCAAAAATCATATTGGCTAGATGATAGGCACCATAAATTATGGAAACATTAAAAAAGATTTTTAAAAAAAGAATTAAGCCAAAGGAAACGGCTACTGCCGAGCCTAGACTTGAAAGAGCAATCTTACCTAAAGCGGAAAGAAGGATAAAGCGTGCCAATTGTTAATGGTTACTGCACACTTGCTGAACTAAAAGCATCATTAAATATTACTGATGCAGTTGATGATACTGCTTTAGAGGCTGCTATTACTGCCGCTAGTAGAATGATTGATGATTATACTGAGCGTTTCTTTTATGTTAATGGCACTACTCAATCAACAGTAACTCGCTATTACACTCCAGTTGATGCCTACACAGTAAATATTGATGATGTAATAACAATTACTGAAGTTGCTACTGATGATAACTTTGATCGCACTTATGGAACAGTTTGGGCAACTAGTGATTTTATGGTTGAGCCAATAAATAACCCAACTAAATCTTGGCCTTACAATAGAGTTTTAGCAATTGGTAGTTATATCTTTCCATATCAATTACCTCAATCACTTCGAATTAAAGGTATCTGGGGATTCTCAGCAATACCACCTGAAGTTAATATGGCTGCTTTAATTCAATCATCACGCTTATTTGGTCGTAGGCAATCACCATTTGGAATTGCAGGTAGCCCTGAAATGGGAACTGTTAGATTATATTCTCGCCTTGATGCTGATGTTGAAGTATTACTGCGCCCATTCCGCAAGAATGGCGGCTTGGCTAAGTGATTCCAAGCAATGTTAGAGATGGTTTAAAAACTCGCCTACAAACAATAACTGGGCTTAGAGTTTATGATTTAATTCCAGATACAGTAACGCCACCAGCAGCGATAATTGGGCAACTAGATTTCACCTTCGATTTAAACAATGCGCGAGGTTTAGACCAAGCCAATTGCGATGTCCTGGTGATTGTTCAACGCCTATCAGAAAGAGTTGCTCAAGATAAGTTAGATGCTTTTCTTGCAGGAACAGGTGCTGGCTCAATAAAAACCGCAATTGAAAGTGATAGAACTTTAGGTGGGGCAGTAAACACACTTAGAGTAATTAGTGCTGAAGGTGGCACTTATGAATCAGGCGGCGCTTTGTTTTTATCTTATAGATACCGCGTAACGCTTTACGGATAAGGAGAAAAAATGTCTTATGTAATTACCTCAGAGGTTGAGGTTTGTAATAAAAAAAAGGGTGAACCAATCACCGAAAAAGAATTGCTTAATGCAGGAGCCAACATCGAGGCACTAATTGCTGGTAACCACATTAAGGCAACTGGGGGAACAATCAAACCAGTAATACAAGAAGGAGCCGATAAATAATGCCAAGAATAGTATTAACCAATGCGCAGATCACGATAAATGCAGTTGATTTATCTGATCATATCGCAAGCGTAACTTTAAGCACATCCAATGATGTAGTGGACACAACAGGGTTTTCATCAACTGCGGCAAGAACTCGCGTTGCTGGTTTAGGTGATAATTCTATAACTCTTGAGTTTCATCAAGATTTTGCAACATCAAATGTGGAACAAACAATTTATCCACTAATTGGAACTAATACAACAGTTGTTGTAAAACCAACTTCATCAGGAGTTGGCCCAACCAACCCTTCCTATTCATGCTCAGCGACAGTTTCAGAATGGCAGCCTCTCTCAGGCGCAGTTGGCGAACTAGCCACCGCATCCGTTACTTGGCCGATCTCTGGAGCAATCACTAAGGCGGTTGCCTAATGCCTAGAATAGTATTAACTAACGCCTCTGTTGTTTTCGCAAGTCAAGACCTTTCAAGTTATGTAAGTTCAGTAACTTTAAGCACATCACTAGATGTAGTAGATACAACATCTTTTGGAAATACTGCTAGAACTAGAGTTGCAGGATTAGCCGATAATCAAGTAACAATTGAATTTTTCCAGGATTTTGGTTCTGGACTTCTTGAATCAATTGTTTATCCAACAATTGGCACCTCTGCTGCAATGGTAATTAAGCCAGTGGCAGGAACTACAACTGCAACTAATCCACAGTACGCATTCAATGCGCTAGTTTCAGAATGGCAGCCACTTTCAGGTGCCGTCGGAGAACTAGCAACAGCAAGTGTTACCTGGCCAATATCAGGTGCAATAACAAAAACAACCACATAACTAATAAGGGGGAAATAAAATGGATGGATTATCACTAAAGATCAAAACTAACGATGGTGTAGATAGCGTATTTTCACTACGCCCACGCACCATCGTTGCTTTTGAGCAAAAGTTCGGTAAAGGATTAGCAAAATTATTTGCTGAGGATCAGAAAATGGAACATATCTATTTTCTTGCTTGGCAATCATTAAAAGATAATGGGCGAGTTGTAAAACCTTTCGGCCCAGAATTTTTAGATACGCTTGAATCCGTCGAAATGATTTCAGACCCAAATTCAGAATCCACCGCAACAGCCTAACTTTTACAATAGCAACACTTGCGGTGGAGTTCGGAATTTCACCTAATGATTTATTAGATGCCCCTGACGGCATCTTAGAAGCAATGCTCGCCTATCTAAAAGAAAAAGCAAAGGCAAAATAAAAATGGCTGATGAAATTATTGTTCTAACTGGTATCAAAGAAACTGTTGATGCGTTAAAACAATTTGATAAGGCAGCAGCGAGAAAATTCAATAAAGTAATTAATGATGAATTAACTAGGGCTGAGCGATCAGCAGATAACTTAGTTGTTCAATTTACTAATCCTGTTTATGGAACACCGATGCGCGGCTGGCGCAAAACCCCAGCCGCTAATCCAAGAACTCGCGGTGGCGCTGGCTGGCCAGCCTGGGATGTTTCCACGATCCAAGCAGGCATAACCAAAAGCAAATCGCAAGGTAAAGTTCGCGGTGATTACACCACTAGCGCAGGTGCTTTGATTAATAAGAGCGCGGCTGGTGCAATATTTGAAGTTGCAGGTAGGCGTGGCACTGCATCAAAAAATCAATTTGTTAGATATTTAAGCAACTCATTTGGTAAAGCCTCACGCCTTATTTGGGCAGTTGTTGATAAAGATAAAGATGCAATCCAAAGACGAGTTTCAGCAGCCCTAGAGGATGCTAAAAAAACATTACAAACTAATTTGAATGGTAGGAGTTAAAGTGGCAACTGGCGCAATTATTGCTCGGATTATCACCCAATATTCCGCTAAAGGTTCTAAGCAGGCTCAAAAAGATATAACAACTCTTGGCAAGCAATTTGATAAATTTGCTAAAAGAAGTGTTAAAGCATTTGGAGTTGCTGCTGCCGCTTCTGCTGCTTTTGCAACTAAGGTTGGCGTTGATGCAGTTCGTGCTGCTATGGATGACCAAAAGAGCCAAGCGTTACTTGCTTCTACTTTAAGAAATACTGTTGGCGCAACAGATGCTGCTATTGCTAGTACTGAGCAATACATAACTTTGCTACAAAAAGAAGTTAATGTTGCCGATGACCAGTTGAGGCCTGCGCTGGCTACCCTTGCTCGCGCCACTGGTGATGTTACCTCTGCTCAGCAATTACTTGGCACTGCTCTTAATATTAGCGCTGGAACAGGTAAAGATTTACAAACTGTTTCCTTAGCATTGAGTAAGGCAGTAAATGGGAACCTAGGCGCATTAACTCGCCTTGGTATTCCATTAGATGCCAACACAATTAAAACAAAAGATTTTAATAAGGCTCTTGGCGTTTTAAATGATACTTTTAAAGATCAGGCTGATGTTCGTGCAAAAACTTTAGAGTTTAGATTAATAGGTTTAGGTATTGCCTATGGTGAAATCCTAGAAACTCTAGGTTATGCACTCCTTCCTGTAATTGAACAATTTGCCAATGTAATTTCAACTAAAGTTTTGCCTCAATTAGAGGCTTGGATCAATGCTAATAAGGATAGGCTTGCTGCTGGATTAGAAACAATCTTAACTCAAGTTCCTATTTTAATTGAAAATGTAACTAATTTATTTGCTGCTATTAGTCGCAATATTGGAACTATTAAAGTTTTAGGTGCATTATTAGTTAGCACTTTTGCTGCTGCTAAAGTTTATGCTGGTATTGTTGCTATTACAGGTGCTATAAACATTCTAACTGCGGCTTTTGGCAGGCAGGCAGCAGCAGCCACCGCAGCAGGAACAGCCACCGCTTTCGCAACAGGCGGTGCCTCAGCACTAGCCGCAGCAGGAGCATTAGCAGTATTTACAACTGCCGCTTTGATTTCATATAAGCAATTAACTAAGAATAATAAAGTTCTTGATACAACAAAGAAAACAACAACTGAGATAGCAAAGAGTTCTGCTAAAACAACAGTTGCTACTGGCAGAACTTTAGGCAATACTGTAAAACTAACTGCTGAGCAAAAGAAACAACTTGCAAGCCAAGAAGCCTTGAATAAATTAAAATCAATGG